CTGGTGGTGGTGGAAGAAGAACAAATGGTGGTACAGGAAACACACCTCCCGTTAGTCCAGCTCAAGGTACAAATGGTGGAAATGGTGTCCAGACTTTTCCAGGACCCGGAGCAGGTGGTGGTGGCGGTGGAGCAAATAATGCAGGTTCAGCTGGTGGGCCGGTAGGTGGGCAAGCTGGAAATGGTTCAGTAACTTCAATTAATGGAACACCAACAGCAAGAGCAGGTGGTGGTGGCGGTGGAGCAAGTAATTCTGGCGGTGGTGGCGGCGGTACAGGTGGTGGTGGTAATGGTGGAGAAGCAAGATTTAATGGAGCAGGTGGTGACGGATCAGTCAACACAGGTAGTGGTGGTGGAGGAGCATCTGATGATAGTTCACCCGTTGGTCAAGGTGGATCAGGGGTAGTAATAATAAGGTATAAATTTCAATAAGGATTAATATGGCACATTTTGCAAAAATATCAGAAACAAAAGAAGTATTAACAGTGCTTACATTAAACAATGAAGATATGCATGACTCTAACGGTGTTGAAGATGAAACTGTTGGACAACAATATTTAGAGCAACACAACAATTGGCCTGCAGAACAATGGATTCAAACTTCATACAATACAATTAATAATACTCACAAAAATGGTGGTACACCCTTTAGAGGAAATTACGCAGGTATAGGTTTTATTTGGGATTCAGAAAATCAAATTTTTTGGGGCCAAAAACCTCATGCATCTTGGGTAAAAAATATTTCAGAAGCTAGATGGCAATCACCAATTGGTGATGCTCCAACATTAACAGATGAACAAGAATTACAAAACAGTAGTGCAAGATTTAACGAAAACGGAGATTTAACTACACCGGCTACCCATCATTGGAGATATCAGTGGAATGAAATAGGGCAGACGTGGGATTTGACAAATACTATAATATAAATTAAAAATAGTGGTGGTATGCAAAAGAAAGTATTAAGTGAGCAGGCATTATATTTTGGTGATGTATCAATGCCAAAAAATTGGGAAATAGATTGTAATGAATTATCTCATTATATTTTACAATGTTCTTTTGATAATAAAAAATTTCCTTTTTGTAGAACTTGGGACAAGCTAACAACTTATGTGGTTGATCATATACATTTAAAACATAACGTTAAATTAATTAATAAAGAAACATGGGGAAATATATATAAACCCAGCGAGACTACAATTCCATTATTAAATATTGATCCGGTGGATCTACGTAACTCTCCAGACTTTACATTACTCTATGGTGTAAAAGTTAAAGATTGTATGGTTAGAATACACTATGAAGATAATAGACGTAAAGGTAGAAGTTGGGACATAGAATTAAAAAACAATATGTTTATTATGTTTCCCTCTACTAATATGTATTACCTAACTAATAATCAAAAAAATTCTTTAAACTTTATTCAAACAATTACTTATGAATCTGTTTAATTATTATTGGTATTTTAAATCAGCTATTCCAGAACATATATGTGATGATATTGTTAAATATGGTCATCAATTACAAGATCAAATAGCAGTCACGGGTGGTTATGATAATAAAAAACTAAACAAAAAACAAATAGTAAATTTAAAAAAGAAAAGAAATTCAGATGTTGTTTGGATGGATGATAAGTGGATTTATAAAGAAATTCACCCCTATATTCATAACGCAAATAAAAATGCTGGATGGAATTTTGATTGGAATCATTCTGAATCTTGTCAATTTACAAAATATAAAAAAGGACAATACTACGACTGGCATTGTGATAGCTGGGACAGACCTTATCAAAAACAAGGAGACCCTACTACTCACGGAAAAATTAGAAAACTTTCAGTGACAGTTACTTTATCAAATCCAAAAGAATATAAAGGAGGAGAATTAGAATTTGATTTTAGAAATAATGACCCCGATAAAAAATTAAATATAAGAAAATGTACAGAAATATTGCCAAAAGGTTCTTTAGTTGTATTCCCTAGTTTTGTATGGCATAGGGTATGTCCTGTAAAAAGTGGAGAAAGAAACAGTTTAGTAATTTGGAATTTAGGATATCCATTTAAATAATATGATTAAAGAATATAAATTACCTAAAGAAAGTTTTATTGGTGGATGGTTTATTCCTAAAAAAATTTGTGACAAATTAATATCTTATTATAATGAATTTAATTTACATGTTATACATGGAACCATAGGAGATAAAAAAGTAAATAAGTCAGTTAAAGATTCGATGGATCTAACTATTGAACCAAATAATTATGATAAAGAAATTATTGAGTACCAACAAGCTTTACAAAAAGTTTTAAATTTATATATGAAAAGATACCCTGAAGTAAATAGATATGATAAATTTGCTGTTTCAGGATCTAATATTCAAAAGTATTCGAAAAAAGGTGGATTTAAAAAATTTCATTTTGAAAGATCTGGTAAAATAGTTTCAAGAAGAGTTTTAGTTTTTATGACATATTTAAACGATATAGAAAACGGGGGTACTAAATTTAAATATCAAAAAATTACTACACCTTCTAAAAAAGGTCTTACTTTAATTTGGCCTACAGATTTTACACATACACACAAAAGTCAAGTTGTAAATAAAGAAAAAATAATAATGACAGGATGGTTTGCTACAATATGAGTTTTAAAAAAAATAAATACACTGTTTTAAAAAAAGCAATCTCAACAGAGTTAGCAGATTTTGTTTATAAATATTTTTTAAATAAAAGAAACACGGCAAAATTTTTATTTGATCAAAAGTATTTATCTCCATTTAACACAGAGTATGGTGTATGGAATGATGAACAAGTTCCAAATACTTATTCACACTATAGTGACATAGTAATGGAAACTTTATTACAAGAAGTAAAACCGGTTATGGAAAAACACACTGGAATAAAGTTAAGTCCTACTTATTCCTATGCAAGAATCTATAAAAAAGGAGATGTCTTAGCTAGACACAAAGATAGATATTCATGTGAAATATCTACAACGTTAAATTTAGGTGGAGAGCCGTGGTCTATATATTTAGATCCAACTGGAAGAAAAGGACAAGCTGGAATAGAAATTAATTTAAAGCCGGGTGATATGTTAATTTATTCTGGTTGTGATTTAGAACATTGGCGTGAAGAATTTAAAGGTAAAGATTGTGGACAGGTGTTTTTACATTATAATAAAACAAATTCTAAAACAGCAAAAGAAAATAAATTTGATAAAAGACCTTTTCTTGGGTTACCAAATTTTTTTAAAAACTTTACTATATCAAGCAAATAGTTTATACTTTACACTCGCAGGGGGAGGACCCACCACGAAATCCCCTTGCTTTAATCTATTGAATTTCACTACAATCTGATATAACACCTAATAAACAGGTTTTTATATGTTACAAAAATTAGGCTTTGCTCCAGGATACAATAAACAAGTTACTGAATTAGGTGCCGAAGGGCAGTGGTTTGATGGTAACAATGTTAGATTTAGATATGGTTCTCCAGAAAAAATAGGAGGCTGGGATCAATTAGGTTCAGATAAATTAACAGGTGCCGGAAGAGCTTTGCATCATTTTGACAATAATGCAGGAGTTAAGTACGCAGTAATTGGTACAAATAGAATGTTGTATGCTTATTCTGGAGACACGTTTTATGACATTACTCCAATAAGAACAACAATTGGTAGTATTAATTTTACATCTGGTTCAGGGACACCAACAGTTACAGTTACATTTCCATCTTCTCACGGTATGGTGGAAGACGATATTATATTATTTAATGACATTAGCGGAGTTACTGCAGTAGGTTCTACTTTTAATGATGCTTCTTTTGAAGACAAAAAGTTTATGGCAACATCTGTTCCAACATCTACTACAATAACAATCACAATGCCTGCCAATGAAACAGGGACCCCTTTAAGTAATTCTGGAGATGGTAAAGGTGCTCCTTTTTATAGTGTGGGTCCGTCACAACAATTAGGTGGATTCGGTTGGGGTACAGCAAATTTTGGTGGAACCACGTCCGGTATTGCAACTACAACTTTAGCGACTGCCATAACAAACACAACAACAACTAATATAGTTATAGCAAACTCAACAGCGTTTCCTGATTCTGGAGAAATTAGAATTGGTACAGAGGATATTAGTTACACAAACAATGACCAGGCAACAGGGACTTTAAGTGGCGGAGCTAGAGGTGTTAATGGTACAACTAAAGCTACACATAATGCAGGAGTAGCTGTAAGTAATATTTCAGCTTTTGTTGCATGGGGTGAATCTTCTACAGATGATGTAACACTTAACCCTGGCTTATGGGTATTAGATAATTTTGGTACAAAATTAATTGCTCTTATTTACAATGGTGCATGTTTTGAATGGGATTCACAACCGGCAAATGCTACTTCAATTAGAGCAACGATTATACCAAATGCCCCTACTGCATCTAGACATGTATTAGTATCTACACCAGATAGACATTTAGTATTTTTTGGAACAGAAACAACTCTTGGTGATCCAACAACTCAAGACGATATGTTTATAAGATTTTCTTCTCAAGAGAGTATTGATCAAACAGATTCATATACAGTTACTGCAGAAAATACTGCTGGTACACAAAGACTTGCTGCAGGTTCTAAAATTATGGGAGCTATTAAAGGTAGAGATGCAATCTACGTATGGACCGACACAGGATTATTTTTAATGCAATTTGTGGGTCAACCTTTTACTTTCTCATTTCAACAAGTAGGAACCAATTGTGGATTGATTGGTAAAAATGCTTGTGTTGAAGTTGATGGTGTTGCTTATTGGATGTCAGAAAATGGTTTCTTTAGATACGATGGTCAATTAAAATCTATGCCTTGTTTTGTTGAAGATTATGTTTACGATAATTTAAATACTACATCACGAGATTTAATTAACTGTGGGCTAAACAATTTGTTTACAGAAATAAATTGGTTTTATTGTAGTGATGGGGTTAATCAAATTGACAGAGCAGTCACCTATAATTATTTAGAATCAAGTGATAAGAGACCGGTATGGACCGTAAGTTCCATAACAACAGAAACTAATTCAGCTGGTGCTGCTACAAAAATAGGTTTACCAAGAGCTTCTTGGGCAGATTCTGCTGTATTTAAAAACCCACATGCAAATTATTATGATCCTGATAGTAATGCTTCTTATGATGTACAAGGTAACACTGATGGCTGTACAATATATTATGAACATGAAACAGGTACTGATCAAATTGATTCAGGAGGGGTAGTTACTCCATTAAAAGGAATTATTAAATCAGGTGAATTTGATATTACACAAAAAAGATCTTCTTCAGGACAGTCTATAGGCATGCCTGATTTAAGAGGAGATGGAGAATTTATTGCAAAAATTAGTCGTATTAT